GGCCGGCGCGGTCAGAATCCCTCAACCCCGCCCCGGCCCGAGGTCCGCCATTACCCCGAAAGGACTGGGGCTAGAGGAAGTGGGGTCGAGGCTACGCGACCTCGCGGACGGTCTCCTGCATGGCGTCGACGTGCTCGCCGATGGTGAACCCGCTGGGCGTCGCGACGTGCTGGCAGCCGGCGTGGTAGGGCGGCAGGTTGCCGCTGGCGGGCAGGGTGACGCCTTCGAGCGGCACGCAGATCGGGTTCTGGGTGCCGTGTGAGCTGATGGTCACGAGCCCGTCTTCGCCGAGGGCGGTGGCGGTGCCGGTGGACACGGCCACCCTGCCGGCCTGGCGCGTGACGCCGGCCACGTAGCCGCCGAGGGCGAGGCGGGCTCCGTCGCGGGCCGTGAAGGCCGTCACGGCGTCCTGGGCGCCCTCGGCGAGGTTGTCCTCGACCGTGGTCGCGAACGCGCGGCGGGAGCCGTCAGCGGCGGTCTGGGCGGCACGGTCCAGGCGGGCGGCCAGCGCCCGGCCTTGGTCTCTCGCGGCCTCGGGGGCGGCCACGTCGGGCAGGTCGAGCAGCAGGCCCACGGCGCCGAACGCGGCCATGTAGGTGCGCTCCAGCTCGGGGCCGGCGCGCTGGGCGTCGCCGCGCAGCTCCTGGAGGAGCACGAGCGCCTGGGTGAGCAGCGCACGACGATCGCCGCCCTCCACGGCCCGGTCGAGCAGGGCCCGCACCCGCCGCTCCACAACATCGAAGCGGCGGGCGAGCGCGAGGAGCGCGGCCTCGGCGGGGAGGTCCGCCGGCATGGCTAGGCGGCGGCCGGCGTGATGCCCTCGATGCGAACGACGGCCTGGGGGTTCGGCACGACGAGGTCGGCGCGCAGGCGGCCTCGCAGCTCGCTCATGTCGCGGTGGAACAGCCGCGAGCGGTCCAGCTCGATCGAGGCGTCCTGGCGGCGCACGAGCACGAGCTGAGACGGCGAGAACACGTAGGCGCTGGAAGCGTTGGTCGACGTGCCCTTCGCCTCGGTCACGCTCAGCTGGGTCGTGGTGCTGACCGGCGGCATCCCGACCGGCGGGGTGAGCTGGTTCCCGTCGGCGTCCTTGAGCCGCGCGGCGTCAGTGGCGGTCCGCGGGTGGAGGACCGCCACGTAGGGCCCGGGGACGTTCGCGGCCAGGAGCAGCCCGATGGCCTTGAGGAAGGCGTCATAGCTGAACGCCGCGCCGTTGACGCCCTGGTCCACCACCTGGATGCCGGGCGTGTACTTCAGGCCGCGGATGACGTTGGGGTTGACGGCCTGGTTGCCCTCGAAGATCGCGAGGTCGAGCTTGAGGCCCAGCACCGCGGCGAGGTGGCCGTTGAGGACGTCGACGATCGCCGGCTCGGAGTCGTCGATCACCTCGTTAGACAGCTCCACGAGGTGGGCGAGCTTGCGCGGGGTCGCGGTGATCGTCGCGAACGCCGGGTCTCCGGGGGTGATCGTGTCGGTCTCCGCGTACCAGGCGGGGTTGACGTCGGCGGTGATCTTCGGCCACTCGATGCTCTCGCGCTCGGTGGGCACCACCCGGATGCCCGAGGCCAGCGCCACCGACGAGGCGCGCAGGCGGTCGAACAGGAACGCCGACAGCTCCGGCGGCGCGATCGGGTCGGCCGAGGTGGTCGTCAGCGAGCGGGTCTCCCCGGGCGCCACCGCGCGCAGCGCCTCGGCGACGCGCTGCTCGATCCCGACCGGCTCGCCGGTGCGGTCCTCGACACGCAGGCCGCGGCGGACGAGGACCGGCGTGCGCTCCTGGCCCTGGCCGGCGGCCTCGGGGCGCGTGCGCAGCTCCACGCTGGCCTCGGGGTAGGCGCCGTAGGTCGCCACCGTCACGTCGTGCAGCTCGGCGATGGTCTTCACGGTGCGCATCTCGCCGTCCCACGACTCCTCGCCGACCTTGAAGCGGAAGCTCGCGCCGTCGATGTCGCCGCGGCTGACGGCCTCGCGGATGTCCTGGCGGCTCTCGGGCAGGTCGACCTCGAAGCGCAGCCCGCGCTGCTCGTCGAACAGGCGCAGCGTGCCCGACGTGGTGCGCCCGAGGACCACGTTGGGATCGTGGTTCAGCAGGCACCGCACGTCGCCTTCGAGGACGTTCGCGAACGCGCCCGCGGCGATGCGCTCGCGGAAGCCGCCGAGGTCGCCGGATTCGGCTCCGTAGACGGCGGCGTAGCCATGCAGCGTGCGCCCGCGCTGCTCCAGGGCCTCCACGTTGACGTCTACCGTGCGCTGCTCGGGGGGCTGGGGGCGGTCGCGCTGCTCGATGGGGCTGAGGGTCTGCATGGTTCTCTCCTATCCAGGGTCTGTTACGAAAAGTCGGGTGAAGCCGTAGTCGGGGTGACCTTCGAGTGAGTCGACGCGGCGGGCGTAGGCCACGCCGTGGGTCGTGAACTTGACGGTGTCGCCGAGGCCCACGGGCACGCTGCTGGGCACCACGATGGTGTCTTCCTCGACCGTCAGCACGGTGGAGCTGCCAGCTTCGAGGCCCACCTTCGAGCGGGAGTACGCGGGCGCGGAGCCCTGCCACGCGACCACCTTCTGAGTGACGAAGCCGCCACCACCATCGCTCACGGTCTCGGTGCGGGATACCTCGGTGAGCGTGGCGTTCGTCGGGGGGATCGGGGAGCGGGCCATCAGCCGGCCTCCAGGTTCTCCAGCCGGCGGACCTCGTCGCGGTCCATCCAGCCCGCGATCGGGTCGAGGGCGCGGGCGTAGACGTCGGCGCGGGTCTTCGAGTCGGCTCTGAGCAGGGCGTCCAAGAGGAACTCGCAGTACGTGCGCGGGGCGAACAGGTCGCGGTCGCTGCTGAGGGCCTGCTCGATGGTGACGAGCCACGGGCGCAGGCTGAACTTCACGAAGTCGAGGGCCTGCGACTCGACGGTGCTGTAGGTGAGTGCATCGCCGCTGCTCGCGCCGATGATGTGAGGAGGAACCCTGAACACTCTGGCCACTTCTACGGCGCTCAGCTTGCGCTGCTCCAGGAACTCGACATCGTCCATGGGCATTGACAGCGGCGTGAACTCGACCTCGCCACTCACGACGGCCACGCGGTGGGCGTTCTTCGGCCCGCGGTGCTCGACGTTCCAGGCGTCGCGGAGCTCCTGGAGATCATCGACGGGCGGGGCTTCACCGGACGCCACGCCGGGCGGCGGCGTGCCGAAGCGGTTGAGGCGCAGGATGCCGGCGGGGCGGGCGCCGTTCTCGAAGAAGCTCGCGGAGTGCTCCTGCAGCGTCTGGGAGAGGCCCAGGGCGACGCGGCACTGACGCACCGGGGAGAGGCCCACGAGCCCGTCCGTGCTGAGGGCCTTCACGTGGATGATGTCGTCGGTGGTGTGGACCGTCCGGCCGCCCTGGCCGTCGAGCACCGTGTAGATGGGCCTGCCGGCGCGCAGCTCGGGCACAACGCGCTCGGGGTGCAGTAGGGCGAGCTGATCGACCTGGCCGGCGGCGCTGCGGAACTTTCCGCAGTACCCGTTGCCAAAGAGCTGCAAGTGGGCGACGAGCTGGCCGACGAGGCCGGCCTGAGTCGTCGCCGGTGCCGGGGAGTGCAGCAGGTCGGCGGTGCCGCCCTCCAGGCGCACCCGGCCCGTGTCCGTGCGCCTGTAGGCGATCAGCGGCAGACTCGCGGCGGCGTCGGCCAACGCCCTCACGCACGCGAAGACGTCAGCGATGGCCATGGCGTTGCCGGGCGTGACGGTGGCGCTACCCGGCGTCGAGGTCAACATGCTCGGCGGGACCGTCTGCGCGCTCAGCGCGCGATCCTCCACGTTCTCGCGGCGCCTCAGTGACCAACCCATAGAGCGCAGCCTATGGCACCCGGCCGACGGTCTACGCTGCGTCTATGCCCGCCGTCGCCGAGAGGCCCGCGACCACCCAGCCGGGCCTACGTGGCCTGACCGCGTTCTGCGAGGCGATCGACGAGCCGCTGGAGGCCCACGAGAAGCGCATCGCTCGGGCGCACTTCGGGCCTCAGCGCGAGGTCGTCGCCGTGCTGCCACGTGGCAACTTGAAGACGTCGCTGGCGGCGAAGATCGCGCTGCACCACCTCCTGACCGTCGACGGTGCGGCGGTCACGATCGGCGCGGCGTCGCGCGACCAGGCCCGCATCTGCTTCGAGCGCATGCGGGGGTTCGCGCAGCACCCCGCGCTCGACGATCAGCTCACGATCCGCCACTTGGAGCTGCGCCACGAGGACCACGAGGGCCACCTACGCCTGCTCAGGGTGGTGCCCTCCGAGGGCGCGCGCGTCCACGGCCTCTCCAGCACGCTGTACATCGGCGATGAGGTCTGGGCCTGGCAGGGCGAAGGGCTGCTCGAAGCGATGCTCACGGGCCTGGTGAAAGACCCCGAGGCGCGGTTCCTCGGGATCAGCACGGCCGCGGCACGCCTCGATAGCCCGCTGGGCCGGCTGCGTGCCCGCGCCCTCGCCGGCACCGTGACGCGGAAAGGCGCCGTCACGGACGCGGTCGCGCCGGGCCTGCGGTGGCTCGAATGGTCTCTCGCCGAGGACAAGGCGCTCGACGACTACCGCGCGGTCAAGGCGTGCAACCCGGCGGCCTACATCACCACGGCAGCGCTGCGCGAGCAGGCCCAGCGCCTCACGCCGATCAGCTTCGCGCAGTTCCACGCCTGCCGGTGGGGCGTCGCGGAAGGCGCGTGGCTGCCACCCGGCGCGTGGACGGCCTGCGCCGGCCCATGGGCGCCACCCGAGGAGCCCGTGTGGCTGGGCGTCGACATCGGCGGCGCGAGGGCCGCCAGCGCGGTGGTGGGCGTCACCTCGGCGATGCAGGTCGCCGAGGTCCACGTCTTCCACGGTGACGGCGCCGTCCTCCAGGTCGTCGACAAGGTGCTGGAGATCGCCGGCCGGCGGCCCGTCGTCGAGGTCGCGCATGACCCGTGGCGATTCAGGTCCGAGGCGCTGCGCCTGGAGCGCGACCACGGCCTGTGCGCCGTCGAGGTCCCGATGAGCAGCACGCGGATGGGGCAGGCCAGCGAGGGCCTGCACGGCGTCATCGTCGGCGGCCGGCTCACGCATCCCGACCACCCCGAGCTGAACCAGCACGTCGCCAACGCCATCGCCAAGCAGACACCACGCGGGTGGAGGCTGGACAAGTCCGGCGACGCGGTACAGATCGACGGCGTCGTGGCGCTCATGATCGCGGTGGAGCGCGCCGACCAGCCCGCGCCCGAGCCCTCACGGCTACTTGGGTGGCTGTAGATGCCGCGCCGGCCATGCATCGTCTGCGGCACCCTCACCCTCGGCGCGAGCCACTGCCCGGCCCACACGCCGGTCAAGCGCCCGAGCCCGTCGAGCAGAGCGACCGCCCGGCCCGGCTGGAACGCGCTGCGAGCCCGAGCGCTGCTACGCGACGGCCACGCCTGCACCCAGTGCGGGCACACGGCCGGCCTCGCCGTCCATCACGTCGTCAGCGTCGCCCAGGGCGGCACGAACACGCTCGACAACACGATCACCCTCTGTGCCACCTGCCACCACGGCGCGCACGGGCCGGCCGCGGCGTAGGCGACGTCGGAGGCGTGGCCCACCCGGCCAAGCGCTTGCTCGCGTGCGCGCGCACGCGAGGCCCCCAGTCGAGCGCAGGACTGAGGTGCCAAACTTTCGCGCCGGCGCGAAACTTCGACCTTGCCGGCGACCCACGGGGATGCTGGATCCCCGAGGCGAGGCCCCCCATCGCCGCGCTGCGATGACGCCCCAGCCAACCGCTTGGATGAGGCCCCCAGCGGCGCGCGCGCGCCCGGGCGAGTTGGCGAAGCCCTAGAAGCGCGTCTGCGGCCCTCGGCGGCCCGACCCTACCCCGAGCCCTCGGCGGGGCTCGCAGGGCCTTAGGAGCCGATTACGCGCCCCACGAGGACCGTTGCGCACGCAACGTGTTTGTGAGTTCGACTACCTCGGGGGTCCTCTGACGCCGTGTCAAAGAACGGAGGTCGGGCTCCGATTCACCGCGGCCCGGATCTCCTCGGCGCGCTTGGCTCCGATGCCGGGCACGGCGAGCAGCGTCGCGTCCTCGACGCGCCGCGCGAGGTCGCCGACGTGGACCAGGCCCGCGTGGATGAGCGGCCGCCGGGTGAGGTGGTCGAGGCCGAGGTGGCGGATGCCGCCCGCCTCGCCGGCCCGCTGCCAGTTCTCAGCCCACGTCGTGCCCGAGGGCGCGGCCTCACCGCTCGCGGTGAACAGCGGCCGTCGGCCGGCCCTCCGCGCTGCCAGGCGCAGGCACCGCACCAGTCGCGCGCGCTCCTCCAGCGGCAGTCCCTTGACTGCGAGTGCGGCGCGGCAGCCGTCCATCACGCAGGCGTAGGCGGCGCGCACGGCCTCGTCCTCGGTACGGTCAGTGGTGCTCATCGGACCTCCATCCGTTGGGCCACGCCCCCGGCCATGAACAGTGGCGCGGGGGCACTCCTTGGTAGGGCTGGCCATCGTACGCGCATCGTCTCGTGTTCGCCCATAGCCTCCTACCCCTTGGTGACCTAGAGGAGGTCGGCGGGCTGGTGTGGCTGGCGGGCTGCTGGTGGTTCCTCTTCCTCTTCCTCTTCGTCGTCGTCGTCGAAGTGGAGGGTGGCCGAGGGGGCGGCCCGTGTGTGGTCCTGGGTGGCTACGTCGCCGAGAGTCCCGCGAGGGTTCCGGGACGCGCCTTCGCCGTCGTGGCTGGCGTTGTCCGTACCGGATGACCTCGTCCCGAGATGACCTGTCGTTCCCGTTGCCGGGTGTCACTCAATGCTCGGGCCCCGCTCCGGGAGTTCGCCCGGCCCAGGAGTTGTGGCGTGGTGGCGGGGCCGTCTAGGCACCACCCGCCTGGTGGGCCGTGGTGCGATCTGTGGGGGAAGGCTGGTCTGCGTCCGCGAGCGCATATGCGCTATCGAGCGGACTAGAACTGGTTGGTGGTGATCATCCGGCCGCGCAGTATGGCGCGCCGGCGGCGGCGACCCGGGCGAAGGTCGGGCGCGGCCGGGCGACGACCTGCTCCCAGGTCACCCGG